CGCCAGCGCCCGCTGACGCTGTTCGCCCGGAAGGTGTCCGGGACTGGCGGCACCATTAACGCCCTCACGCTGAACTGGGAGGAGTCGTGGTAACATGACAGAGACTCCACCACGCGACCCAGAGACGGGCCAGTTTGTCAGCAGCAACAGCGGCGACCAGACGACGGAGACGGTCACGGTCCCAACGGCCAACGCCACTGACGTCGAACTGCGGCAGTCCATCGCCGCGCATCTCGGGCAGTCGCTCTACGACGAACGGCAGTACTACGACACGTTCGACTGGCCGTCAGTGGGTGGCATCGACGCCGAGCAGTACTACGCCACCTACACTCGCAACCCGTTCGCCAAGCCCGTCGTCGACCGGCCGGCGTTCACCAGCTGGCGTGACGATCCGGAGATCATCGACGAGGGGGAGGACGACGAGACCGACTTTGAGGAAGACGTTGTCCGGGCGGCGCGTGAACACGACCTCTGGTCCTACGCCGAACGGCTCGATCGGCTGGCGGGCATCGGCCGCTACGGCGTGCTCGTCTTCGTCACGTCGGATCTGGACGGCCCCGACGACTTGGAGGCTGAGTTTGATCCCAGCGCCGCCGACGGCGACGGCCTGGACATGATCAACCAAGTCAAGGTCTTCAGCGAGGTGAGCATCGACGACATCGAGTGGGGCACGATCGAGGAGGCCGGTAGTGGTCGGTGGGGTCGGCCGGTTCAGTACACCATCGACTTCGCACCGGAAGCCGATACTGACTCCTCAAAGTCCGACCGGGCCTACGAGGTCCACTGGTCGCGCACGATCGCGGCGCCGGCGACGCGGCTGCTCGACGACGACTTCTTCGGCCGCCCGCGCCTCGAGCCCGTGTTCAACACACTCCGTGACATCGAGAAGACGATGGGGTCGGTCGCCGAAATGGCCTACCGCGGCGCCGAGAAGGGGCTTGCGCTCACCTTCGACCCCGAGGACGTCAACGTCGACCCCGGCGGTGATTTCATGTCGGACATGGAAGAGGAGATGCAGGAGTGGCACCACGGCCTGCAGTGGTACTTCCGGACGGTCGGCGACGTCCAGGAACTCGGCGGCGACATCGCCGACGTCCGCCGCATCTTTGAGCCGCACCTCTCCGCGTTGGCCTCGGCGACGAACATTCCAAAGCGCGTCTTCGAAGGTGATCCTGCGGGCGCCCTCGCGAGTGCATCGGAGGACACGCAGGCGTACTTCGGGATGATCGAGGAGCGGCGGACGGAGTACTGCAACCCCCACATCGTCCGGCCGATGCTCGACTGGCTGCAGGAATACGGCATCGTCAGTGAGCCAGAAGATGACCACGTCGGCTTCCAGTGGCCGGCGCTGCGGGTCATGTCTGAGAAAGAACAGGCCGAACTGGCTGACATCCGGATCCGCGCCGGTCGGCTGTCGGGCGCCATGTTGGTCGACGAGGTGCGCGAAGAGCTGGGCCTTGAGCCGCAAGGCGGCGAGATCGGCAGTATGCCGATTGCCGAGTTTCAGGCGATAGTCGCCGGCGGTGGCGGCGCGGGCGCCCCGGCAGCCAACGCCGTCAGTGCCGTGCGTGATGCCGTCACCGAAGCCGCTGAGACCGGCACTGCAGCGGGCCGGACAGATGCTCGCATCCAGCGCGGGCAAGAAGCTGACGACTGATGCACACCCACGTCCACACGACGGCCAACCTCGCTCCAGAAGTTGAGCGCGCCGTCCGGTCGTTCACCGAGCGCTGGGTGGATGCCATTGAGCCGCTGGCCGCCGACCTCGAGGAGGCCGTCCGGAACAACGCCACGACGCTCACTTCAATCGAGGCCATCCGGTCGGAGGTTTCGCCCACTGTCGGCGAGTACACGGCCGACATTCAGGCGCTGTTCCGCGAGCACAGCCGGGAGTCCGCCAAAGCCGGCCGTGCGCTGGCGGCGCGGCGCAACGAGTTAGACATCCGGTTCGACGTCCTCCCACAGTCGACGATCGATCAGCTCGACGAGTGGAAGACCACCGTCTCCGACGAGGTCGCGGACACACTTGAGGAGGACATCACGAACTACCTCCGGGGCGCTGCCGAGGAGGGGCTGAGTTCGGACGCGATCGCCGATCAGTTCCAAGAGGAGTTCGTCGACGGCCGGCTAACCGACTGGAAGGCCGATCAGCTTGCCCGGGACAACACCGTCGCGCCGGCGAACGCCGGTAACCACTCGGCGTTGCAGGACTCCTCGGCGATCGCCAAGCGCTGGGTCACGACGCTGGACGGCCGCCAGCGCGAGACCCACGAGGCAGCGGACGGCCAGGTCGTCGCGGTCGACCAGCCGTTCATCGTCGGCGGATTCCGGGCGCAGCACCCGGGCGATCCGTCGCTGCCGGTCGCGGAGTTCACGCAGTGCCGCTGTACGCTGGCAGCCGTCTTCGAGTCTGACCTTACGATGGACCAGATTCAGCGCTTGCAGGCCGGCGAGCGGATCCAGTTGTGAGCGGTTACCCACAGTAGCTATGCACACCACGATCAACCAAGAGACGACAGTACGCGAAGAGCAGCGGGGCGGCGACCGCTGGCTGATCGCCGAGGACGTCGCCATCATTCGGCCGCAAGTCCTGTCGAACGGCTACGTCCCCGAAGACGCGATTCAGCGTTCGCTGTCCCAGCAGAACACCCACGGCGAGACGGGCTGGTCGGGCGTCGCGGTGACGCTCAACCACCCGCGCAACCTGCCGGAGTTCTCCTGGTATGACCCCAGTGAGCCCCGCGGCCAGCCCGTGCTGGCGGCCAACGATCAGGTGCAGGACACGCTGGGGTTGGGGCACGTTGAGAACCCCAGCTTCGACGGCGGAGCCATCCGGGCTGACGTCGCCATCAATGCCGATCAAGCCGAGCGCATGGGTGGCGAGGCGATCGATGTCGTCGACGCGATGGAAACCGGTGACCCGCTGGATGTCAGCACGCAGTACGTCGGCGCCGAGCTGCCGCCTGGTGAGTACGATGGCGAGCGCCGCCCCCAGGCTGAGGCGATCGTCGCGCCGGATTCGCTGGCTGTCCTGCCGAATCAGGACGGTCAGTGCTCCGTCGAGGACGGCTGTGGTGTCCACGCCGACCTGGCGACCGCGAACGGTGTCGGCCTGACGCTCAACGCCGCCCACACCCCCGATGACCCCGGCACGACACCCTCCAGCGTGGAGACGGGCGAGGACAGCGGTACATGGGCCGACGCCGTCGCGAACGTCTTGGCGTCGCTCATTGAGCGCCGGCCAGACGCACCCGAGCAGCACCCGACGCTGGACACCGATGAGTTGTCACTTCCGCCAGCAGTGACGGGCGACGACGCTGCCGAGGACGACGACGAGGCGTCGGCGAACAGTGAGCAAACGACGGGGGCGGTAACCGCCGGCGAGGCGGACACCCCTGCGGAGACTTTTGAGGAGTCCACAATGGACCGAGACACACTCATCACTGAGATCACCGAGAACAGCGAGATCCAGCGGGAGTCGCTCGACGGCATGGGCGACACCTGCTTGGAGACCACGCACAGCCACGTCGTTGGCAACGCAGACGAGGGGCCGGACGCTGACGAGGCGGACGCCGACGACGAAACAGACACTGAGGATGACGAGACCGAAACCGTGACTGACGAGACTGACGAGACTGACATCGGGACTGACGCCGACCAGGTCGTCGTTGTCGACAAAGACGAACTTGAGTCGCTCATCACGTCCGAAGTTGAGGAGCGCGTCGCCGCCAACCGCGAGCGCCAGCAGAAGGCCGAGCGCGTCGACACGATCGTCGCCAACAGCGCCGAGCACGGCGAGGACGACCGCGACGACCTGATGAAAACGCCGGACAGCGTTCTGAGCCGCATCGAGCGCAGCCTCGACGCTGGCATCGAACTGCCGGGGGCAAGTTCCCCGGACGTCGCCGCACAGAGCGAGACAAGCAACGCCGAGGACTACAGCTCGGGGGTGCTTGACTGATGACGGAGTCCATCCAGGGTAAGCAGTACGAGGACGTCGCGCACAAGGAAGCACAGGCTGACGGCAGCGTCGAGCCCGGTCGGCTGCTGGACTACTCCGGCACCGGCCCGCTGACCGTCGAAGAGTACGACACGAACGAGCCGACCGGCGCAACGTTCCGCATTGCGATGGAGCCGCTGGTGCCGACTGACGCCAGCACCGACCCCATCAACGAGACGTACAACGACGGCGACCACGTCCAGTACCGGGTCGGTCGCAGCGGCGACACGTTCGACAACGCCCGCCTGGCGGCTGGCAGCGACCTGACGACGGCGTCGGAGGCAAACATCAGCGCTGGTGACAAGCTGGCGATCACGAACGAAAACAGCGAGACCGGCGTTCTGAAGCAGGCGACGACCAGCGGCGCCGAAGTGGCGATCGCCCTCGAGGCGGTCGATAACTCCAGCGCGGCGGCTGGTAGCGTCGAGCGGATCCACGTGGAGGTGCTCTAACGATGCAGGCACAGCGACAGCTCACGGCGAACTTTTCACCACCGACCAAGCAGCATGCGACGGCGCTGTACAACAGCGGCCGCGCACAGGAACAGGCATGGGTCCAGATCCGAGCGCAGTCCGGGCTCGAGCCCGACCAGTGGAGTGAAATCGACAAAGCCTTCATGCAGGGGCTGCGGACACCCTCGGTGAACACCACCAGCAACGCGCAGACGCTGGAGTTCGACGAGTGGGAAGACCGCGACGACATGATGGTCGAGGAGACGTCATTCCGCCTGACGGCGGTCGACGACCTCATCAACGCTGGGTTCGTCCACGACACCAGCCTCGCCCGGCTGGTCAGCATCTGGCAGTCCGAAAACAAGTTCGACCAGTCCGACGTCGAGCGGTCGATGGACGGCCGCAGCGTCTCCACCGAGGACCGGACGGTCACCGAAATCAACGGCGTCCCGCTGCCGATCAGCCACGTCGACTGGGAAATCTCCGAGCGCGAACAGATCAACAGCCAGAACTTCGGCGAGTCGCTGGACACCAGCGACGCCCGAAAGGCTGGCAGCGCCCTGCGCCGCGACCTCGAAGACTTCGCTTTCAACGGCTTCGGGCCGACGCTGCAGACGAAGAACGGCGACTTCGACCTCAAGGGCTACACCAACTACACCGACCGCCTGACCACCAGCGGCCGGGACTGGACGGTCAGCGCGCAGAACGTCATCGACGACGTGCGCGACATGATCGCCGACCTTGAGCAGCAGGGGTCGGACTCCAACGAGGGGTACATGGCCGAGGAGATGGGCGCGTGGCTGTACATCCCTACTGCGCTGTGGGGCAACGTCACCCGCCAGCCCGACCCCGAAGGCGGCGGCAACATGAACCTGCGAATGCGGATCGAGCAGGACTACCCGTACCTGGATCTGCGCCACGCCGGCGCGCTCGGCAGCTCGGAGGCCGTCATGGTCATCCAGTCGCCGGATGTCGTCGACATCGCCGACGCCCAGGCGCCGACCACACAGTCGTGGGACATTGACGGTGGGTTCGCCACGCGCTTCAAGTCGCTGGCCTGCCGTGTCCCGCGACTCAAGTCCACCCGCAACGGTCGCTCTGGCATTAACCACTACACGGACCTCCAGAGCTAACGGGGCTGATCGCCCATGCCTCCGTACATCTGGGACGGCCCGCGGCCACTCACACGCAAGCAGGCCGGCGAAGTGGTCAAGCCGGGTGAAGTGTTCCAGCCGACCGACGCGGAACTCCGGAACTTCGGCGATCGCATCGACGAGCGCGACGCCGCCCCAGCGGCCGATGAAACCGAGACGGAAGGCGCTGATGATGATGTCGCGTTCGACGAAGACGCGTGGTTCGACGACCACGATGGCTACGAAGACCGCGTCAACACTGTTGAGTCCGGTGGCGTCGACGCCGTGCTCGACGAAATCGAAGCGGTCGAGCGCTCGGAGACGGTCACGGAGGCCGTCGCCCAGCGCCGCGACGAACTGAGTGAGTCGTAATGACGAACACGATCGCTGGCAACGTACGCGACGAGCTGCGGGCGACCGATGCCGTCGCCGATGTGTCAATCCTCACCGACACGCAGCTCATGACGATCGGCATTGAGCCGGCGAACCTTGAGGTCAGCGAGGACATCACGTCCCACACTGACTACTCCAGCGACCGGCTGGAACTGATCGAACGGTATCTGGCCGTCCATCACATCCTGACGTCGGGCATCGACGAAGTCCGGCAGGTTGATAGCACGTCCCGTAGCGACGGATCCAGTGACTCCTACCGAGATCACGAGGACTACCGGACGAAAGCTAAGCGGCTGGACAAGGACGGCGTCCTCGACAGTCGTGACAAGCCGAACGCGCTGACCGACACGCCGGACAGTCGCGGCTCGCGCTCGCGGTCACGTCGTCGCTAATCCATGCACTTCGACCCGACACACACCGTCGACATCGTCCGCCGGAGCCAGTCCGGCTCAACGGGCGGCAACGTCGATGAGCCGCTGTACAGTGACACCACCGTCGCCTCCGACGTCAAGCTGGAGTACGCCGACGAGTCCACGTCGTTCGTCAGAGAGGACAGCGGCGAGCGGGTGAACAAGCCCGCTCGCGGGAAGGTCCGCGGCGACATCGACGTCCAAGAGGGTGACCGACTCACGAACAACGCTGATCTCCCGGATTTCGAAGTCCGCGGCATCACCGAAGTCCGCGGGCAGCGCCGGGACATTGTCGAGTACCTCACGCTGGAACTGGAGCGCGACGACTGATGGACGTCACCAGTGCCTTCGACGCTGGCGACCTCTCGCCGGCCGAGCTTGCTGGCGCGTTCGCTGACCTGCCGGCTGCGCTGGATGGCCAGCTGTCGCAGGCGGCGACCGACATTGGCGAGCGACTGCGGAGTGTTGCCGCCGACAACGCGCCGGTCGACACGGGGCAGTTGCAGAGCAGTATCGAGTCGGTCGTCGAAAACGTCAGCCAGTCGCTGCTTCGAATTCGCGTCGGGTCGAATCTTGACCACGCGCCAGTGCAGGAGTTCGGCGCTGGGCCGTTCTTCCCGCCGCCGTCAGAACTCCGAGACTGGGCGCGTCGCGTCCTTGGCGACGAAGAGGCAGCGTGGCCGGTCGCCCAGTCGATCGCCGAGTCGGGCATCGAGGCTCAGCCGTACCTCAAACCAGCTCTCGAGGAGACGGTCGCGTGGGCTGTTGACCGCATCAACGACGCCGTGACGGCCGCTTTCGAGGACGTTGAACTCCAATGACACGCGCATTTGACCTGCAGGGCGACACCATCAGTCGCTTAGAGACGGCGCTGTCGATCAGCGCTGACAACGTTATCCCCGTCCAGATCGCCAAGCAGAAGGACGGCCTCGCCCCACGCGTGTCGGTCGGGGCGTCGCTGGACTCGACGGGCCGCAACGGCATCCGCCAGGGCGTCAGCGGGACGGCCCGCGTCATCGTTGACGGCACTCGGTCGTACGTCGGCAACAACGGCGTCCAGGGACTGACCAAGCTCCAGGGCTCGGTCATCGACGAACTAACGACACACTCCCCGAACTGGCGGACTGATGGCATGGAGTCTGAGCAGGAGGTCGCGTGGAGCGACGACGTGAACCGCTACCTCGGAGTGACACAGTTTTCCTTCGAGCGCATCGACCCCCATCCACACTACGACTAACCAGACATGGCAACGACAAACACTTCCACCGACGGCGAGGTTGAGGGGGCGGTTGCGAACCTCATCCACGTCGACGACTCGGGGACGGACTCCACCCGGACGGTCCTGGCGCTCGTCAACCGCGACGACCTCTCAGTGACGATCGACGAAGAGAGCGAGGACTTCAACCCGGCGAAGGATCGCCGCACCCGACGGTACAGAACAAGCAACCAAGTGACGGTCGAGGCGACCAGTGCAATCGCCACCGACCAGGACGCCCTCGATACGGTCGGCGTCATCGACTCCAACGGCAAGCTCGTCTTCGACACGGGTAACCGCGAGTGGGGTAGCGACTACTACCTCGAGGTCGCGTACAACGACGACGAGCTGGACTACTCGACGGACCCCATCGCCAGCGACTTCGACCTCGTCCACCGCTTTGCGGACATCGAGGTCGAAGTAGGCGACATTGACCCGTCGGCAGTCCCGCCGGAGATGAACCTGATGTTTTACATCGAGGGCGACGTTCACATCGCGGCCGACACGCTCTAACATCCATGAGCATCACCAACCCAGACAGCGCGCAGCGGGCGCTCGAACGGCTGAAGGAACGCGACCGTCTCGGCGGCGCGGCCAAACTCGACGATCTCGAAGCCGCCGAAACGCGGGAACACATTGAGGCAGCCGAGGCACCCGAGTGCGTTGCGATCGACGTTGGCGGCGAGATGATCCCCTGCGATCCGCTGGGGGTTGGCGAACGACTCCGGCCACAGAAGAAGGCACTCAAGGGCCAAGAGCGCAACGACCCACAACTCCTCCTTGAGGCGACGCTGACGATGATCGACACGCTGGTTGCTGCCAGCCCGCCAGCGTACGACCAGGCGTTCTGGGATCAGCGTGATGACGACACCCTCCGCGACGCGTTTGCCGAGCTGGCGGAGGCATCGAAAGCGGGAAACGGGCAAGCGAAATAGCAGAGTACGCCCAGAGTGACCACGGGCAGACATACTTCCGGCTCTGTCTGAAGCTCGGGAAGACGCCCGACGAACTCGCTGCGAAGCCGGAGCCGGTGCAGTACTTCGTCCGGCAGGCGTGGGCTGAACACCAGCAGCGCCGAGCCGACGAACACCAAGAGATACAGGACGAACTCGACCGGCTATAGGTCCAAGTCCCGGTTGGTCGGGCTGTAGGACCCGCGCCAGATGTCGAACGGCGCTTTCATGAACGCATAGATCAACACAGCGCCCAGGATCAGGAACAGCCCCAAGACGGCGACCGGCGGAAAGAAGATCCCGCCAACACCCAGCGCGATGCCGATTTTTACCAACAGCGACATACTCGCTTTCAGTGGGTTGTTCCCACACTCGGGACACTCGTACTGCCCGGTGGCGATTTCCTCGCCGCAGCGTTCACACGGTGCTGTGTCCATACGTCGCAGATTCGACTGAACGCATATAAGTCATTCCCTAAACATGACAGACTTCGAAGTTGCTGGCGTCCTTGAACTGGATAGCGACGACTACGTTGGCGGAGCTGATGAGGCGGCCTCCGCCAGCGAGGATCTGGCCGAGAGTGCCGACAGCACGGCCGGCTCACTGTTCGAACTTGAGCCTGCTGGTCAAGCAGCAGCCGCCGGGATCGCCGGCATCGGCGCGGCAGCGACCGGCGCACTGCAGTCAACCGCCGGACTGCGGGAGACAGCAGCGCTTACGGCCGGGACGGTCGGAACCAGTCGACAGCAGATTCGTGGCTTGGCGACGGACCTCTCGAATGTCACGTTCAGCACGGAGGAAGCCAGCCGAACGCTGGACATCCTCTCTCAGCATGGCGTCGAGTCTGAGGGTGCGATGCGGGACGCGGCTGCCAGCGTAGACGTCCTCGCGACGAGCACCGGCAACCAAGCGGACGTCGTCGCGGAGCAAGCCCTCCCGACGCTGGCGGCCTACGGAGACTCGGCGTCGGACATCACTGGTCTGACTGATGAGTTCTCCTTCGCCGTTCGGAACAGCGCGTTGGACATGCGCGACCTCACGATGTCGCTGCGCCGTGGCCGGCGTGAGGGGCTCGGCGAGATGGTCGGTGGGACGAAAGAGGCGATCGGGCTTCTGGCCGCGTTCCAGCAGGAAACCGGGCTGGTGGGGCGGGATCTCCGCCGCGAGTTTAGCCAGCAACTCCGGGAAGCCGACGGCGACCTCCAAGCGTTCACCGAGGCGACTGGCGTCGGTCGTGAGGAAATGCAGCAGTTTCAGGAGTCTGTCCCCGAGGGCTTCGCGGAGGGTCTGGCAAGCGATGTTGGCGAGACCAAGACGCTTGTTGACGAGCTCAAGGTCACAGTGTCGGACCTGACACTTCAGTTCGCCGGGCTGGCCGAGCCCGTCAACGCAGCAGCGCCGGCAGTGACGGCACTGTCGACCAGTGTGGTCGCGTTGAATGGCGTCTCGCTGGCGGCGATTCCCAGCGTGTCGGCACTGGCGGCCAGCGTCGCCACACTCGCGCTCCCGCTGGCAGCGGTCGGCGCGGCGATCGTCGGCCTCGCCGTGATCTGGAAGCGCGACATCGGCGGTATCCAAGACAAAACTGCGGGCGCAGTCGAGTTCATCACTGGATCCCTCGGCGGGCTGGCCGACTTCCTCAGCGGCCTGGTCGACTCGCTCAACCACATCCTCTTTGAGTGGGATCCCAGAGAGTCGCTGGCCGGCATTAAGGACGACATCCTCGGCGCGCTACCGTCGGCGCAGGACATGATCGACCGCGGCCAGGAGCTCATGCAGGGGCTGGCTGATGGGATCATCAACAAGGCGACCGCGCCCGTCGACGCCGTTGCCGGTGTGGCCGACGACATCGGCGACCGGCTGCCGTCCTCACCGGCCGAAGAGGGCGCACTGTCCACACTTGATGAGATGGGCGCCGCACTGCCGGAGACGCTGGCCGACAACATGGAGGCCAACGCCCCGGCGGTTGAGCGGGCCGCCGGCGACGTCGCAGCAGCGGCCCGCCCCGGTGGCGCGTTCGGCGCCGACATCGTCGACGCGATTCGTGACGTCGACAGCGGTGGGGACAGCGGCGGGCCACGCACACCTGCCGTCTCCGTGGAGGGCGACGGGCCGACGATGGACGGGCGTGCAGTGCAGGATAGTCTCCGACCGCACGAGGGGCGGTTCAGACAGGGGAGGCAGCGCAACGGCCCATGAGCGCTCCGACAGCAACCCTCTCGCGGCCGGGCTTCACGAACATCGACCTTCCCGTCCGCGGGCCGAGTGGGGATCGGCTGGTCGGGCGTGCACTCGGCAAGCGCGAGCTAGAGTTTCATGACACTAACCGACTCGAACCCCGGACCACCAGCGATCAACACGCGGTGACGGAACTCATTCAATTCCAGACGTTTTTCAAGGGCAGCACCGCCGACCGTGACGCCCGACTCTTGGCGGATTTCATCAAGAGTCCAGGCGACGGCAACCCAATCACGGTCGACATTCCGCTGCCTGAATACGATAGCACCATCACGACGATCGCCGATCCCAGCCCGCAGGCGCTGACGCTCACCTACGAGACCATCGACCTGGTGTTCGTCACCCTCACGCTCGTCCGCGTGGATAGCGTCAGCGGGCCGGACAGAGGCACCCGTGCATCAACGCCGACGGCCAGCGGTAGCGGCCCGATTGAGATCCGCGGGTCGTCGAACATCGTCGACTTTGAGAACGACGGCATCGGCGTCTCGCGCACGCTCGGTCGGCCGAACGACGTCCTTGACCATATCCCACAGCAGTACCCCGACGCCGTCGCGAAGGAGAAGTCAACGACTGACATCTGGAGTCTGTCGCTGCGGATGATCGATAACGCGCAGAGCCGCATCAGCGACCTGCTGGACATCTTCCGGGACCGCATCCACCGGGATACGCTGACGCTTGACTTCAACGGCCGCTACGGCCTGGGGGCGATGGCGGTGCAGGTCAACGGCGACGGCGCCATCGAAAACGAGCGCGAGGGCGACGGCACTGGTGCCCAGGTCATCCCGAAGATCAACCTCCGGCGGGTGAACAACCAATGACAGAGTACCAGGTCAAAGTTGACGGCAACGTCGAGCCGAACCTCGTCGACGCCGAAGTCACCCAGACTGAGAACCCCTACCCGGACATCGGCGTCGCGAAGATCTCGGACACGCAGGGCACCCGTCGCGACGCCTATCGCCGCGGCCGAAAGGTGGAGTTCCAGACTCGCGAGTTCGACAGTGGGGACGCCTTCAGCGAGGAGATGACGGGCATCGTCGTCGAGGTGGGCATCTCCGAACGGAACGGCCGCGACCTGCTGGAAGTTGAAGTCTACGGGACGAACACACTCATCCGGTCGAACGACATCCCGACCGACCTCTCGGGGCAGTCCATCTCGTCGGCGATTGAGGAGATCGTCACGGACTACACGCCCGTCAGCTACAACGCCTCGAACATCACGGTTGAGGACGACCGCGAGGTTACCCGTAGCTTCCGGAACGAACGTGTCGATAACATCTTTCAGATCTTCTCGCAGATGAGCGCCGGCGAGGAGTTCGGCGTCAACAGCAGTCTCGAGGCCTTTTTCGAGCCGCGGGAAGGGTCAACAGTCAGCCGCGGCATCGATGACACACAGTGGCGCAGCTATGACCTCCCCGAGCGCGGAAAGGAGGCCATCAACGAAGTCCGCGCGTACTACGACGGCGGGAGTTCGGTCGTCGTTGAGGACGACAGCGAGGACAAGCTGGACTTGCAGGACGAGCTGGGGACGACCGATCCGGTCGTCATTACCGAGCCGATCATGCTGCGGGACGTCGAGTCCCGCGAAGACGCTCGCCAACAGGCCAAACAGAAGCTTGCCGACCGGAACCCGGCACTGATCGGGACGGTTACGACCTACGGGCTGCTGGACGCCGAGCCCGGCGATACGATCGACATCACCATCTCCGAGGCAGGCATCTCCGAAGAGTTTCGTATCGCCGCCGTGACGCGGCGCTGGCGGGCTGACGAGACGGAGCTGCAGGTCGTCGAAACTGGGGAGACGCTGAAGGGCCAGGAAGACGACCGGCAGGTTCGTGTCGATGACACACTCAAACGCGTCGAAATGCGGCCCGCAACGGCCGCCGAGGAGGACGACGACGTCGACAATAAGGCTCGCGCAATCGAGACGGAGATCCGCGCCGACGTCGAAATTTCCGGCGACGTCGACTTCGACACACCTTTCGAGAAGGGTACACTCACCAACGACGGCTTTGGCGAGCTACTCGACGGCTGGATCAACTCCACGACGGCGTCGATCGACGAGATTGCAGTCGGCACGGGCAGCAGCGACCCGTCGCGGACGGACACCAGCCTGGGCAGCGAAAGCGAAAGCGTCGCCGCCGACGTCACCACAGCGGGCAACGGCGTCGTGCAGGTGACGCCCTCGTCGTCGTTTTCGACCGGCGACACCGTCACCGAAGTCGGGATCAAAGATACCGCTCAGGGCATCCTGCTGGGTCGGGCGACGCTGGACGAGCCCGTTGACAGCCCCAGCGACGCATCCTTTAGCGTCACGTTCAACGACGACAGCGACACCGACCCGGTGCTGACGACGGTCGGGCAGAACACCGCCCGCGACATCCTGGCGGATAACAGCCCGAGTTTCAGCGACGAGTATGCGGTCGGTGACGGGACGGCCAACGACCCGTCGGTCAGCGACACCAGCTTGGACAACGAGCTGGACAGTCGCGCCCTCGGTAACAAGATCGTGGCGGCGGCCGACAGCGACTCGACCTTTGGGGACCTCGTTGACATCGACGCGACGACGTCGGCGACGGTCCAAAACAGCAACATCGAACTCACGCAGACAGCGTTCGTCGCCGA